TACCGGACAGCGCCATCGTCGCGATGATCGCCACGAACTCCTCGAACGCCACGCCGGCGGCGGCGGCGAGGGGCGCGGCCGTCGCCATCTCCTGAGACAGCTCCCCGAAGGTAGTTTTACCGCGGGCAACGCCGCGGAAAAGCACGTCCGCCGCGTGCTCAGCCGTCAACCCCTGCGACGCGAACGCGTTGACCGCGGTGGTGAGGCCGTTGACAGTCGTCTGGATGTCGGTAACGCCGCCGACCGCGGCTCGCGCCGCGACGTCGAGAAACTCGAAGACGTTGTTTCTCGGGATACCGGCGGAGATCGCCTGGTAGAGGGCGGGCGCGATGTCCCTCTCGAAGAGCCCGACGTCGTCAGCGACGCTAGAGACTCCCGCGCGAAACTCGCTGGTGAAGCGGGTTGCCCGATCGCCGACTGCCGAGAACAGAGTCGCGGTTTCCTGCAGCTTCGCATCCAGTGCCGCGAACTGGGTAACGCCTGCCCCGATGCCGGCCGCGATCGGCAAGGTAACCTTGAGGGAAAGCTCGCGCCCGATGTTCCCGATCCTGTCGGAGATGTTGCCGATCGTGTCGTTGAGCTGCGTGGCGACGACGCCCCCGAAGTTGGCGGCCAACCGCGGGTTGATCGTGAGAAACGCGTCGCCGATCGAGAACGCCATCAGCGAGAAGCCTTCAGCATCTGGTCTAAGGACATGCGTACTACGTTGGTCGGAGTCTCGCGCCCGACGGCCTTATCCAAGGCGGCGTTCCAGTCGAATCCACCATACTTGGCGTAGCGAGGATCCATCGACTTGAAGCCGTTCTCCACCGAGGGGGTGATCCCCGGCATCTGCGGAGCTTCCGTAAGTGGGTGCTGCGGGTCGATGACGAACCCGCGCGCTAGGAGCACGCGAAAGCGCCGCCAACTCATACCCAGCACCTGCTTTACCTCCAACCCATATTCGGCCGCGAAGTAGGCTTCAACCTCAGCCCAGGTACCGAGGATGCCTCGGTACCTGGTGAGGAACCTCAGGAGGGACTGGGTTGCGGGTTTCCCGGGCCGCCCAGCTGCTCGAAGATGTCGTTGATGAGCATCGCGTACTGGGACCACGGGCGTCTCGTATCCTTAAGACGCTTGTAGTCCTCGTCCCCGAAGATCATCTTGAGCAGGTCCACCATCGAGCGGTTGGACGTAGCTCCCTCCATCCACGAGAGGACCATGCCTCCGTTGAGGTTGAGGCGTACCGAGAACTTCTCCCCGCCGAAGAGGAACTCGTAGTACTTGTCGTCTACCTCCTCAACGGCCTGGTCGTAGTCCTTCACGTTCACTACGCCACCAACGTGGTTTCGGTGACCTCAAAGAGGTCGTCGCCCGTGCGCTTCAGCGCCCTGAAGTCGAGTGCGATCGCGGACGGGTTGGCGCCCTTGGTGTGGGGTATGTCGATCGACGACGCGGACACGACCTTCGGGACCTTGACGTCGCGAAAGTTGTCGACGCCTACCGCAAGCTCGGGAGCCTTCGTGCGGAAGAGCACCGCGAACGTGTCGTAGTCGGTCGTCGACGGAGCCGTGTACGTCTTGGTCGACGGGGGACCGACGGCCGTTGCGATCGTGCCGCCGCCCAGAGCGAGCTGCAGGTTCTCGAGTGAGAACTGCACCGCCACCCCGCGGACGTGCATCTCCTGGCCGGCCTTTAGGGTCGCGATCGGGTCGACTTCCTCGGCGGGGGTGAAGAACTCGTACGTCAGGTCGGCGACGATGTTCCACCCGTCCTCGGAGTAGCCGATGTCTTCCCAGTTGCCGGCTACCGCGGTGGTGGGGTCGGCGGGAAACGCCTCACCCTCGGGGGCGGTGTACATAGTGCCGGGACCAAGCAGCACTTCGCCCGTGGTCTTTGCCATAGGTTATCCCTTCTAGGTAGGCGTCCTTAGGCTTCACCCTCCGCGTTATCGGCGGTGACCTCTCCACCTCTCGACTCGATGAACGCCTTGGCGTCCTCGGCTGAGACTTCGACGGCCACGGGCTGCCCGTTGACCTGGTACTCTAACACCTCCTTCAGCTGCGTCGCGGTGACCTCACTCGGATCCTGAGTTATCACCGTCTTGCCGTCGGCGAGGGTGTGCTTCTTGAGCAACCGAAGCCTCGGGTTGATCTGCGCGTACTTCTTGCTACTGGCCATCGGCCCTCCTCACTACTACGAGCGCATCCATCCAGAAGCGCGCGTCCCGAGTGTCGGGATTTTCGAGCTGCTGCATCCCCTCGAACGGCGCCATCTCGCTGATGTACGCGTCGCCGATGCTAGCGCCCGCAAATGCTCTGATCTCGGCTTCGATCACCCGGGCCGGCTCGTCCGCCAGCACCCAGTTGGGTAAGCCGTTGTCCTTAGTTCCGCCCCAGACGTTGAGTTGCAGGCGCGCGAAGTCGATCGGCGCCTCGCGGATCTGGGGCACTCCGGTAATGCGTCCTACCGTGACGAACGGAAAGGTAATGTTGGTGGGCTTCGTGGAGAAAACCCGGCTGCCTACCTGCGCGGTGATCGGAGCGTTTGCCTTCGCCCACGCGACCCACGCGACCGACGCCGACGGGATGACGATGCCCGGCACTAGAGTCGACCCGAGCTGAGGCGCGCGCGCAACTCGTTGAGCGCGGGACGTAGGAACGGATGAGCCGGGTGGTGGATCGTGCCGAGTTCCTGGAACAACCCGTACTTCACGTTCGTTCCCACGCGCCCGACCCACTGCAGCTCGAGGCTTACCTCGTGGTAGATCGAGCGTCTGAGGTTACCGGTGTCTACCGGGGCGTGGTCCTTCGCGGCCCTCTCGGTGATCTGACACGCCTTCTCGAGTGCGTCCCGCACCTCACCCGAGCGGGTGAGCTTGCGCAGGTCGAGACTCGTCAGCTGGATCGAAAGTTGCGGGTCCGGCATCAGCTGGTCCTCCGGTCGATCTCGTGCATCGCCATCTGCCAGTGGTCGAGGTTACCGTCGAAGTCGGTCAGGTCCTCGACCTTGTCGACGTACACGGTCGGGCCACCCACGATGACGAACCTGTCGGTATGCTTAGGTTCGGCCGCGGTGCCGAGGATCCAACCCGTCCACCTGACGACGTCTCCGGGAACCGCGTCGGCGGGGTCTACCTCGGGCTGCTCGATCCGGATCGGGACGTCACTCGCGAGGTCGTCGTAGTCCGCGGACTCGTCACCGTACCCGTCGCTCGTGGTCGAGCTCGGTAGACGCTGGTGCGTCGCCCTCCGATCGAGCCAGGACAGCTGCAATAGTGGCATCGTCCCAATCATACACCGCGGGTTCGGGCATGTTGTGCCTGATGGCCGCAAACGCCTTGGCGTCGGCAACGGTCCAGTCGACGCCGACGTACACGGCGTTGTGGCCGTCGGTCAGCACGGGAGGAGACTTGCCGGCCACGAGTGACAGCGTCTTGAAGTACCGAAGCTCCAGCAGCTGGGGATCGAGGGGGCGTCGAAGTGACGCGAGAACTTTCACCTAGCTATTGTATCACACATGGCCTCACTCCACGAGATCGAGCGACACCATGTCCTCCTCGCGGATCACCACGAACCCGCGTCTGACGTCGTCGTCGGGGTTGTTGATCATGTGCGCGATCGCGACCCACTTCGTGCCGCGGGGATCCCGCCACATGTGCCAGACCTCACCCTGGATAAACTCGTCAATCTGGGGGAGATTTTCGAGATTTGCGATGTTTCGCCTACCGACGTAGTTGCGCACCTGCAGCGGGTTGCTGTACGGGGCGCGAAGCTCGATCTCCACGACGTCACCTACCGATATCTCCACGGGAAAGTGCGCTCCGGTACGTGGGTGTGGCGGCGGAGTGAAGGTGAGACTTCGCGTGCCGTCGTCGAGGTAACCGACCGCGAGCGCGCGGCGGATCCGATCCTTGATCCGCTCGATCTGAAACTCGAGCAGCTGCTCGAACTCCTCCGGTCCTCCGAGGTGGTCCATGATACGCTCGAAATTTTCCGCGTCGCGCGAAGGTCGCCACGCGATCCTCCTCAGGTCGTCGTCGTACCCCCCCTCGAGCAGCTTGTAGATGAATAGGATCTCGTCGTCGGTGAGCTCCACGGTGGCGATTTCTATGTACTCGGCTGGCGACAGGTTCGGTCCCAAGATCAGCTCGAACTCCGGCCCGCCGATTAGGCTTCGCTGTCGATCTAGGTTTGCGAGTTCGAATAGCTCGCGCTGGATCGCCTCGAACCGCGCGTCCTCGGCGAGGCTCATCGCCGGCGCTCCCTGGCGCCCACCTCGCAGGGTCCACGAGCCGAACGTCCGCTCGAGGTCGATCGGCATTGCCGACACCCCCGAGAGGCTCCGTCTGCCTCGGGGAATATCGTTCATCTCCTCGATCGTGCGCCCCGGCTGCACGAGCCAATTGTGCTCGTGGGAGTCGTTGTTGTCGTAGATCAGGTTGAGGATCTGAAGTCGGCGTGCCTGGTCGAGACCGCGGATGTCGCCGTCGCCGAAGAGGTCGTCCAACACGTTCCCGGTCGATCGCGTATCGTTAGCGGTGTAGTAACCAAGCGGCTTCCACCCGTCGAGGTACGTCTGCGCGATGATCCCCATCTCCCCGTTTTCGAGTACCCGAACGAGCTCGGTGTCGGGGCGCGGCAACCCGAGAAGCCGCGCGAAGAAGGTACCCCATTCCTCGTTGACGTATACGGGGTAGATCTCCTGCACCTCGCCGTTGATACCCTTCAGGATCCACCGGTTGTCGATGACCGCGATCGAGCCGTTGACTCCCCCGCCGAGGGTAGTCGTAAACCTATTGCCGAAAAACTGGGTCGCGATGTCGATCACATCGAGCGCGTCGAAGATCGGCTCGTTGTCGATCGCGGTGCCGATCCCAAACAACGTGGGATCTCCAGTTTTCTTCATCTCATCTACGAGATCACCAAGTGAAATTTCCCCCAAGCGATACCTAGCGATGAACTCGTCAACCCAGTCGTCGATCCCGAACGCCTTGTCAATTAGAGTGTTGACGTCCCTTCCTCTCAGGGTACGCGTCGCTTCCCGAACCTCGTCCGCGAACGCCTGCAAGGGAACGCTCTCGTCGGGTACGAGCGACACGTGGGCGTGGGCGACCCGCACGCCAAGCACGTCGTCGATCGCCTGCCGCACCGGCAGGGCACGTCTCTCGATCCCCGCGATCGCCGCGTTCTTCATCCGGGCGGGGATCCCCGGCGCCAGCACCTCACCGGCCTTCTCGACGAGCGGCATGAACTGCGAGGTCAGCCACGTCTCCAGCCACTCGACGCTGCCGACCAGCGCCGCTGTCGCCTCGTAGCTGTCGAGTCCCGCACGGATCGGCGGCGGGATGAGTTCGATCTTACCCACCGCGTTCCAACGCCGGATCGCCCTAACCGCGGTGGCCAGCACCAGCTCGTCGGTGAAGGTCAGCGCCCCGAACCGGGCAATCTCCTCGAGTGACGCGCGGTGGAGCGCTCCACGCCCCGGCTGCGGCGCGAACGCGCGGCGGCAGTTCGGGTGGGAGATGACGTGGGAGTACGCGTAGTCGAGGGTCCAGATCTGCCCGTTCGCCCTCGCGCAGTCGGAGTCCTGGGTACCGTCGAACACCAGCACCCGACTTACCCCCTCCTGCCGCGACTTGTTAAGCGTTCCGACGTTGAACGCGTTCGCGCTCTTGGTGCGGATCAGCATCCGCGAGTACGCCTCGGCGTCCCAGAAGCGTCCCGACCTGTCGATGATCTGCACTCCGTTCTTCCAGAGTTCGTCGCGCAACCTACGCGCGGCGTCGGCCGGGGACAGCTCCCCGAGAAGCAGCTGCTGCGCCACCAGCTCCCGGCCGGCGACCTGAATGAGTCCCCGGCGATCGTCCGTCAGGCGCTCGAGTTGGCGCTGCGCCGCGACCTTGAGTCGAAACTGCTGGGGAACCTGCTGCAGTCCCGTCGCCACGTCGGCGTACGCGTCGCGCACCACCTCGGCGATCGCGTCCTTGTGAGCTAACGTGAAGTTCGCCGCGGTGCGAAGCTGCATAGCGGCCGCGATGTGACCTTGCGCGTAGAGCCTCGACACGTTCGTAGTCGCCCAACCGCGGGCTAAGCGCGTCGCCTCAGAGTACGCGCGCTCGACCTCACGCTGCAGGGCCGTGTAGCGTTGCAGTCGGCTAAGGCGAGACGGGTCCGTCTCGGGAAGCGCCTGCGCCTCGGAGACCGCGCGGTCGAGAGTCTCCTGCGCCTTGTGCACCTGCACGAGCAAAAACGCTAGGTCCGGGTCGTCGGGACCTGGCGCCCTCCAGGGGATGACGGCCATGTCTCGTTACGGTAGTACGAGAAGCCGACTCAGGTCGTAATAGCCGTCTAGCGCGAGCGCCTTGATCTTGGTGTGCAACTCGCCGATGAAGGAGTCGCTCGGCTCGAGGGACCACCAGCGTCCGACGGACTTGCCGGCGAGACCGAACCAGTAGTTGGCCATCGCCAACGCACTCGTCGAGGGGGACGTGCTGGAGGACGTGGAGTACGACTCCGTAAGTTTGCCGATGGTGCGAGACGTCACAGCTCCCGCGGCACCGCTGCTGCCACCCGTCGCACCGGCGGCCGCGCGTACCAACCAACCGAGGCCTATCGCCTCCTCGAACGACTCGGTGTACTCGAGTAGCTCGTCGAGTTCGTCGTCGGAGAAGAACTGGCTAGCTCCGGCGGGGTCGCGGAGGTAGAAGCGCAACCGTTCAAGTTCGGTCACGTCCTACCTCCGCGCCTGTCGCCTACGACTCTGTGTCTGAGTCGTCACCCGCCTCGACCTCGTCGGGGAGGTCGATGAGTTCGTCCTTCGTCAGGCCCTTCAGGTCCTCGTCCGTGTAGCCTTGCGACTTCCGGTAGTCGACCCAGTCAGCCTTCGCGGCGCTCTTTGCGGGCGCCTCCGCCATGGCCTCGCCGGTCGACGGGGTCTCACCCTTGTCGCCGACTAGACCGAGTTCGGGGTAGTTGGTCGGGACGTTGGCTCCCGTCAACCACTGATGTACGCTCTTCCTCAGCTGCGTCATGGCAGCGTCACCTCCCACACCGACAGGTCGGGGCTCATCAGGAGACCGCGCCGAGCGCGTGCCACCATCTGAGCGGCGATCAAACGGCTCAGGTCGTACGGCCGATCCACGTCGACCCGAAGGTCGTGCTTCACGAACTCGAAGAGGTTCCGCCGCGGCTGAACGAGGTAGACCTCGCCGTCCGCGCAGCCTGGGTAGTCGAACTCCAACCCGCCCATCTCGAGAGTCTCACCGTCGTAGACGATGATCGAGGTGATCGAGTTGACCGAGAACCCCGTCGTGTCGGGAACCCGACCCAGGAGGGCGTCGATGTCGCCGCCGCCGGCTACCGTTCCGATCGAGGGACGGTTACCGAGGGAGAGCGCGTCCGCGATCTTGATCGCGTCGGCGCTTGAGCAGAGCACCGCGGTCGGCCTGATGGCCTTCCGTCGCCCGAGGGCGTCGGTGTTCTGCGCGGCGTCGATCAGCGCCTGCCGGAGCGTGGCGCGGATGTCCTCGACCTCGTTCCCCGTCGGGGTCTGCGCGGCCGTCTGGTTGCCGATGGCCGCGTAGTTGTACGAGATGATCGGCGAGAGGTGGAGGTGGTTGAGCAGCGCGTTGTACGCGCGCCCGATCGCCTCGTTGGCGATGTCGATCCGCCAACCCTCGTCGTAGACCTCCACGTCCTCGTCCCACTCGAACCCTGCCGTGTAGGTCAGGATCGGAACGGTGACGCCCTGCTCGGCGGCGACCGTGCCGAACCGAACTTCCTGACCCTCGACGTGCTGCAGGAACACCACGTTGCCGTAGATGATCTGCGTCGCGTCGAGGAGACGCGGGAAGTTGGCGTTGACGGTCGTCGCGTACAGCGAGCCGTACAGGAGCGGAATGTCCGCGTCCCGGCCCAGCTCGATGTCGACGGTCACCTTCTGGGCGAGCTCCTCGATCATGTCGCTGGAGCCGATAAACTCTCCGATGGGCTTGGTCAACACGAGACGCTTCATCTCTCCGGACGGACCGAAGGGAATCTCCATCGTCTTGACCTCGCCCCCGAGCGAGTACCGACTTACGTGCTTGCCGTTGGGCGCGGAAAGGCGCTGTACCCGGCGCTGCGCGAGGATGTTTTCCTTGCTGATGACTTGCACCATTGTGTAGCTCCTCCTTTCCTTACGCGCCCACTAGCGGATCTGCGAACGCCTGCGGCGCAACGAGCATCCACCCGACGCCGCCGGCGGCGGCGACCGCGCGGGTGACCCGGCCGACGAACCGGTTCGCCGTCGCCGTTTCCGTCAACGCGCTCGTGGCGTTGACGACGTAGACGGGGTCTCCGATCGCCCAGCCGCCCACCTTGGCGGGAAGGGTTACCTCTCGTTCCTCCTGACCGATGCTGAGCGAGACTGACTCGCCCGCGTCGGAATCGGCGTCCGCGAACCCGAAGTAGTTCGAGATCACGTACGGCGTGTCCTTTACCGTACCTCCGACTGGGGAGGTTACGACAACAGACTTGCCGTCACTTACCTTATGGCCCATGCATCACCTCTCAGTCGGACCAGGTTGTTCCCTGGCGCTGCTCGCTGCCAGGCTTGGCTGCACCCGTACCGATCACCGTCGGTACGGACTGACCTCCTAGAACGCTGATGTGGGGCAGCTCCTTCGCGGACTCGATCTCGCCGGCGATCTCCTCGTCGGTGGCTCCCGGCTTGAGCCGGGATACGAGCCGCTCCGTGACGGCAGCCTTCATCAGTTCACCCGAGATGGCGGCGGCCACCTTCTCTGTGATCCTTTCCTCGAGCTCCTCGGTCTCGTCCGAGACCACGAGTTCGGAAACCTTGGCCACGACCATGTCCAACTCGGCGTCCTCGCCGATGCTGAGGGCCGCGCGCAGCCGAGCCATCGCGTCTACGTGACGATCGAGCTCGGTCTGTACCGGCGCCTTAGCCTGAGCGAGCAACGCTTCCGGCAGCTCGTCGACCTTTAGCGACGCGATTACCTCGTTGCGATCCAACTCTTCCTCCTGTCTTTGCTCTCCGCTAACTCCTACCAACTCCGTCACCATGCCGGCGCGCCCCTTGGGCGTCCAGTCCAGTGACCAGAGGTCGTAGGAAACCACCTCGTCGTCCTTGACGCTCCGCATCCCCCAGACGGAGACGGAGTTCACGACGTCCGCGCCCGACGCCGCCAACGCGAGCTGCTGCCGCAGCTCGGGGGCGGTTGGAGGCACGTAGCCCTTGACGTAGAGGATCTGCTCCGCCTCGTTGTAGTGGGCTCCGACCCACGCGGTAACGGGCTCGCGCCACTCGTACTCGATCTTGTCGGGATCCTGGTGGCCGCGGTAGCCGGGAGGACGCTTCTCGTTGATCTGCTTCTCGAGTGAGCGCATGACGTCGGCCCCGTAGTTGGGACCCTTCCCGCCGTTGCCGCGACCTGGCTTGACCTTCACGGTGGCGAACCACGGATCGGGGTCGACGGCCTTCAGCGCCTCGAGGTTGAAGCCGGGGGCGAAGGGAACGTCGGTGGCCGGAGCCGCGACGAACTCACCCGACAGCTGCGAGACCCGTTGCTCTATCGTCTTCGTTGTCACCGTCGTCTCCGTTCAGTAGCCTGTTGAGGATGTCGGCCTCAGCCGTACTTCTCTCGGCCTGCTCGGACTCGATCCGAGACTTCTCGTCGTCCTTTTCGTCACCGTCGCGCTCAACTATATACTCGAGAAGGTGAGGGAGATAGGGTCTCAGCGTCGCGACCGCCGTCTCGATGGACACGATCTTCGCGTCAACTAGGGCGGTGAGGGCGTCGGTCAGGGTCTTGATCGCCTCCGCCTCGCTCTTGCTGTCCTTGTGCGCGAGTTCGTCCCACGACGCCTTGACGGAGCTCCTCTGGTTAACGATCGCCAGTCCCATCTGAGCCGCGAGGGCCCACGTGTTCTCCACCGCGGTTTGCTTTCGCTTGACCTTGTGCACCAGCGGAGCCGACTGCTCGGACACGGACGCCTTCGACGACGCGATCGCGCCGCCGAACGCCCACTCCGGGACCTCGGAGACGTCGACGATGTTGAGGAAGATGTACTCGAGGAGGGTGTTGGTGTCGCCGAGGGGAACCTGCGCCTGCACGATGTCGGCACCCTCCTGCGGAACCGAACCCGTCTGCGTCGGGTCGGGTAGCCCCGTCTCGAAGAAGAGGACGTCCTTACCCTTGAACTTCAACGTCTTTTCGGCGATCTCGGCGTCGGTGAAGTTGTTCTTGATGAAGTTGCTCACGTTCTTCGCGCGGATGACGAGCTTCGCCGTGGAGTGGAGCTGCGACGCCGAGCCGGCGTGGAGCATGACGTCGTTGTAGAAGCGCATGTAGGGTTCGAGTGGTTCCAGCTCGCTCTTACCGTGGAGCTCGTGATCCTCGTTGTCGTTTCGCAGCGCGATCGCCGGGACGAAGCCGAGTCCGTTGAAGGCCGTCCGCTTAGGCCGATAGTTGTTCTCCCACTCGATCACGACACGGTCGGGGTAGATCTGCTCGTAGATCTTCTTCTCCACCATGCGGTCGCCCTCGCGCACGAGGGTCAGGTGGGTGACCTTGACGCCTTTCAGCGCGCCGGCGTCCTCCTCCAGGAACTCGAGGTCGAACGTGCCGGCCGTGTTGTAGCCGACCTCGACCGTCGGCAAGTTACCCGAGTAGAGCGCCGCGTACGCGGGGCTGCGCCCACCTGGCCTGAGCCTGAGGAGGATCTCACCGTCCCTCAGAAGAGCGCGGTGGGCCCGCAGGATATCACCTGACCAGGTCGGAGCGAGTTCGTCTAGCCTCCGCTGAGCGTCCGGGGAGGCCGCCTTGAAGCGGGGGACGCCCATGAACCCGACGGGGATGTTGATCGCGGGTCGGGCGAACCCGGCGCCGAGCTTGTAGCGCGTCTCGGTGTTGTCGTAGAGGGAGCGCGCCAGCTTGACGTCGACCTTAGTCGTGACGAGGTGATACTCCCCTAGCGACCGCTGGGTGTCGAGTGGTCCGGGGGTCTCTCCCGGCACCCGAAGAGCCGAGTCGATCACGCCCTTGGAGGTCGACCAGGGCCAGTTTACCAAGGCCAGCTCACTTCGTCACCGCGGGAAATCCTAACCCACCAGCTTCGCGTTAGCTAGTAGCTGCCTCGTTTCCTCGTCGACGGGCTCCTGCGCGAGGGCTGAGCCGAGCGCCGCCTGCAGGAACAACTCGGTCGAGTCGAGTCGGTCGTCGTGCCGACCTTCGGGAAAGTCGATCCACTGGTCGTAGAAGTTTTCGGTCTCGTCGTCGCCGTAGATTCCCTCCCCCCGCGAGTACACGACGACGCGCCCGATGTCGAACAGCGCGCCCATCGACTCGAACCGGGTCTCCTTCGAGGTCTTCGGGGTTGGAGCCTTGTACGCGGGGACGCTCGTCTCCCGCCAGAGCATCTGCTTCTGCGCCACCTGGAAGGCGACCGACTCGACCGCGACCTTTCGAAGCTGATACTTTTTGTGCAGCTTAGCCAGCTCCATGGTGCCCTCGTAGATCCCCCACTTCTGGTTGGCCACGATCCCGAGCACGACGACCCTTCCCGACTTCTCCTTGATGCCGTACGTGATCGAGTACTCGTCGGGAGACGGCCCCTCGGCCTCGCCGGTGGCGGGGTCGGCTCCCGCGAAGTAGCCGGCCCCGTCGAAGTTGACGTCGCTCCACTCCACGAACTTGAGCCACTCCGCCTTCAGCTGCTTCCCACCCTCGTCCTTAGACTCGTTCAGGTACTTGCGCGCGAACCGGCGCTCTCCCTGCCGCTCCCGCGCGAGCTTGAGGCGTTCCCGCGTCATCATCAGCGGCTCCCCCGGCTCCCCGTACCGTCCGTCCCTGTCGTACGCGCTTAGGTGCATGTGCCGGTAGCCGGGTCGGGTCGCCATCGTGTTGGTCAGGTCCCGCTTCGTCTGCAGCGTGCCGTACGTGGAGCAGATGCCCCCGTCGACGACTCGGTTCTCGATGATCTCCTGCCAGTTTTCCTGGTCGGCTTGGTTCATGATCTCGGAGAGCGCGCGGCGTCGGTCCTGCACGTCGTCGCCGAACGCGTAGTCGAGGCGGGCCCCCTGGATCGTGCCGGTGATCCCCGTCGTCTGAATCGTCGGGTCCTTCGTGCGGTCGCGCCGCTGAACGAAGATGCGGGTTTCAGACACTCCGGCGCGGTAGTCGGGGCGCAGCTCGGGAAAGTCGGCACGAAGGCGCTGGTTGTGCTCGAGGTGCCAGCGGATCACCGACAGCGGCTTCTGCGCGTCCTCCGCGCGGTTGCCGATCAACGCTCCCTTCGCCTCCTGATCGACGAGGGTGATCCACAGCGGGAGCA